CTTATGTCCTGTTATCTCCTGATCCCAATAATCCGGGGTCGGAGAACTATGGTTCTGACGCACCTGTGGCGGCCAATTGTTTGGACGCTGTTAATGCGTTAGACGAGTTCCCAGTGTTCCCCGATGGTCTTTATGACCAATTGTGGGGAACTGAGGATACTTATAAGCTGTTGGCGAAGCTATTAACTGAAGTTAAGAGTAGCTCCTTTAATGTGGGAGTTGCTTTGGCTGAAGTCGATAAGTTCTCGACTGGAGTTATTTCAACTGTCAAAACACTTGGATTCGGCGCTGCTGATCTTGCAAGCGGACGATTTGCATCGTTCGCGCGCCGATTTGGGGCCTCTCCGCCGTCGAAAGGAATGACGCGTAAGCTTCAGACCTCAGACTTCTCGGGTAGGTTCCTTGAGATGCGTTATGCCTGGACTCCTGCTATTCAGGATGCCTTTAGTGCTGCTAAAGCATTTGAGGCTATTTCTAATGGCCCTAGGAAGAAACAGTTTCATGTTTCACACAGGCAGAGGCAGAAAGACTCCCTTGATTCTACATGGACTAAGTCCATTTGGGAGTTGGAGGCCAAGCGTTCTATTACGTACGAAGCGTACGAGGAACTTGGTTTCCTCCGGCAGATGGGGTTGGGAAACCCCGCGAGTATTCTTTGGGAACGGATCCCGTACTCGTTTGTTATTGATTGGTTTCTGCCAATTGGTAACTATCTGGAACTTATCGGCCAAGTCCCTTTCCTTAAGGGACGCTTCTTAGTGACGAAATCGTATAAGAAGACCTTCGGTGGCTACACAGAATTTAAAACTCTGGGTGGCTACACGTGCCTTAAAGCACCGAAGTATACCGGTAACCGGTTTTACATGGCTAGGGCGCCCACTTCCGGTTTAGACGTTCCCCTCCCCTCACTTAAAGTAAGTGGTGCGGTTCAGGGTAAGCGTCTTCAAAACGCCTTGGCATTGACTCACCAGATCTTCGTATCTGCGGCATCTAACCTGGCCGGAGGCTCAGGTTCCCGCAAAGGTCAGGCTAACTTCACTGACAGCAGCCTAGGTAGGAAGCTGTTACAATCGTTAGCCCGTTTCTGACAACCAACTGTTAGAGGTTTATAATGAGCCAAATGGCTAACATCCTTGTTAAGGATGACTCCAACCCGCTGGTCGAACTGACGCTGGTGCCGGTAACTAATGCACGTCCGAAATGGCGTGCACAGATCCCCGGTGTCCCGTTGGACGGTCAAGTGACGGTCGAGTTGCTTGCCAACATTGTGTTGGCAGATGGCAACAACCGTCGGGTTTTGAAGCTCGAGGTCCCCGTGATGGAGACTCTTGGGGCGAGCGGGACTTCCGCAGGGTATGTGGCGCCACCCAAAGTGGCGTACAAGATCCCGATGACTGTCACCATGGTTGTGAACCAGCGTGCTGTCATCGAGGACGTGGCGAATGCCGTAAAGATCACTCTTGGCCTAATTGGCGGAGCGAGCTCGACGACTGCCACGGGTACCTTAAATGGTACTTCTGCGGCCGATGCCGTAAAAAGCGGTACTGGTCCAATTACCCGTTTCCTCGTTTACGGGGAAGATGCGACCTGACGGTTTGGTACCTTAACGGGTACTGGATCGTTTGGGTTGATGCGGTTAGTTGATTTATTTTGGAGGTAACTTCCTTTGAGTAAAAGCTCACGCTGGGACGTATGGATACATCCCTCAACGAAAGACGTGGATACCACGTTCTGTCTCGCGGTGACTGCAGAGCTTAGTAAGTGTGGTCCAGTATCAGGGTTCCTTTCGGAACTTGTCGTTGCTGGTAAGATTCGCGAAGCTATCGAATTCCCTGTGCCTTTTGACATAGGGGTCGATGACTTTCGCGGGTCTACTCAGATTCAGGCCCTGTTCAAAAAGAACTGTGACCTGGATTTGGGGTACAACCCACTAAAAGCTGCTGTCGAGACCTTTATTAGGTCTGAACTGCAGTGCCAAGGTGTAAACCGATACTTCGGGCAGCTCTGTCCCCTAGGGGGCGTTACGCAAGCAATTTCGCTTGCGCGGCGTAAAATACAGAGTGTCTTGGGTCCGGTCCCTTCACTAAAACGTCTTAAGGCTCATTTCGGGCCTGGGGCTACGACGCAAATTAAACGTGCGCAGGCTTGCTCGGAGAACAAGCTGTCACGTCCTATAGTGTGTAGCGAGGATCTACTACCTAAAGTCCATACCTTCCTGGAAGAAACGCCAGGATGGGCCGGCTACCACTCTGATTCTTCTCGAATCGCAAGATTTGAGGAGGGTGATCAGAGCTGCATAGTTGCAGAATCGGAGCCTACGGTATGTGTGGACCATGGTAAGTTAATCTTCGTCGAAAAGAATGCAAAGACGCATCGTCCCATCTGTGTTGAGCCCGTTTTTAATGGGTTCTGGCAGTTGGGAGTCGGCGATTATATCAAAGATCGACTTTGCATCCATGCCAACCAAGACCTGCGTAACCAGAAGCGTAATCAACTTCTGGCGCGTGAGGGATCGGTGACAGGAAATCTTGTTACTCTTGATCTCTCCTCGGCCAGCGATACTGTGGCCTTCGCGGTTGTATTTGATCTCTTACCTGAGGCGTGGGTAGACCTACTCGCGTCCTTGCGTACCGGCATAATAACTTATGACGGCCTCGAATTAGAGCTGGAGAAATTTAGCTCTATGGGTAACGGTTTCACGTTTGAGTTGGAGAGCCTGATTTTTTGGGCTTTCGCATCCGCGTGTACCGAGCTCAGTGGTGAAGATCAAACTAACGTTAGCGTTTATGGGGATGATATCATTGTGCCCGTGAGGGCCTATGACCTCCTTGTTGCGACTCTTACCTGGAGCGGCTTTACCGTTAATTCGGATAAGTCGTTTTCGGGTGGTCCTTTCAGGGAGTCCTGTGGCGCTGATTGGTTGTCTGGCGATGACGTTCGTCCGGTCTATAAAAAAGACCGACTTAGTCTCCAATGGCTATTTGTGTTCCACAACTGGGCGATGCGTCGCGGTGAGATTCGTCTCGCAGCGATTGCAAAATCTTTCATTCCGAAAGAGTTCCAGTTTAGTGGGCCAGACGGTTACGGTGACGGTCACCTCCTCGGATCATGGGAAATGATAAAACCCCGCGCTGTGAAGCGCGGGGGCTGGGGTGGAGGATACTTCCATACACTACGCGAAACTGGTAAGTCGGTTGAAACCGATCCCCAAGTCGCGTTCCTCTCAGGGGCGTACCAAATGTACGCCCAGGGCCCATCAGAATGGTGGGCCCCTCGTGAGGCTTTTAGCCCTGAC